TGCTTAAATGCGTCAAATGGCGCAACAATCCGTTCTCCGCGCAACCGTAAGGTTTGTTCATCCAAACCAATTGAGCCGCCAGTTCGATCAATAATTTGATTACCAAAATCTAATAACTTGTTTTTCTCGGTTTCAAACGAATCCCTGAACAACTTGCCAACAGGAACGTCTAATTTGCTAGTTTGAAATTCGCTTCCAGCGTCAAACTTGTTACCAGTAATTGCACTCTGGCGGGCTTCTTCAAACCCTACCCTCTGCAATACGTTTGCCCGTTCCTGTTGTTCGGTAAGCGCAACTGGGCCTTTACTAGAAAACTGAATCTCCCTGTACGGCTGGTAAATTGTGCCGGTGGGCATTGTTGAAGTGCCACCACCCCTGCGCTTTTCTTCTAGCGCAGCTTGAAATTCACCGTAGCTAACCCGTGGCTTACCAATCATCGGTTCAACTTTTGGCGCTGCACCCTCTATGACCGCAGGGGCTCCGGTGTCGTATGGGCGGGCGGTCTTTGCGCTAATTACTTGACCGGCCTTTACGCCAGCTCCAGCAGCAATCGTTCCAAGCATATTGTCAACGTCTGACTTTGGTAAACCGGTCTTTTCCGAAATCCACTCTGAACCTTTAGAACTGTTTTCACTAACAAAATCCATTAGTTGCCGACCAGCTTCGCCCTTATAGGCTGGGCTCTCAGTAACCCCAAACGCCCTACCAAACGGGTCTAGAAACGGTTTCGTTACCTTTTCTTGTAGCGCGGTGGCCTCCTGTGGGCTCTTACCAAATGCGCGAGCGCCAGCGTATGTTACGGCCCCAACTGCTCCGGGTACTACATTTCCCAAAGTTACGTCTGCAAGGCTTGCAGCCGCAGGGCCAATGTCAGACGGCTTGCCAACGTAACTAGCAAGTGACCGTGGCTTCTTAGGTTCTGTTGGTGCGGCTGTTGGGGTGGCTGGTGCTTCTTGCGTTCCAGTTCCTAGTATTAGGCTACTGATTGGATCTGCTGGCGCGGCTTGTGGAGCAACTTGAGGGGTAGCTTGTGGGGCGGCTTGTGGCGCTGCCTGTTGGGTTCCAGCACCCAAGATCATGCTACTTATTGGGTCGTTACCACGCATTCCTACCTGACGGGTAGTTCCTACGTCTTGACCGGTAGCAATGTCCACATACTGAGCCTTGCCGGGAGCCAACTTAGGCAACATCTCAAATGCTTTTTTTCGAACATCAAATGGGTAACCATTAAACCGTTCTGGATTACTAAAAACATCTCTTGGGTTTATTGGAACGCCATCAACTACGGTATTCCTCATACCTTCTTCAAGTAACGCAATGTCATCTGGTGTCAGATTTTTGTGAAGATATGGGTCGCGGGCGTTCATTGCGATATGTCCCCGGTTGTAGTTAATTTGAGTATGCGTTGATACTTCTGATCAAGTGCTTCGCGTTGAGCTTGGCTCATACCCTCAAGAACTTTAGCGGCAGCGGCTTGTCGCATCTTAGGATCAGGAATGTCTTTGTTGATGTCCATTAACTGAAATATCTTGCTATCAGCGTTTGCTGACCACATTTGCATATACCGATTAGCGTTGGCATCTCCATACCTTTGGAAATGTTTATTCATACCGTTAGCCATCATGTCCAAATTGGTTAAGTCTGCTTTGGTGCGGCGAGCAATATCAACAATTACTTCTGGGTCGTAAGAGACATTACCCATAGCATCGCGATTAAGTTCTAATCCAGCAACGCTATTGCCACCGGCAGACAAGGCTTGCAAGTTTGATTGCTGAACATTTGCAATGTCTTTTTGAAGTTTTTGGTATGTTGGGTCACCGGTAAGTTCTGCAAACTTGCGTTTTATTCCACCGATTGCGCCAGTTTCAGGTAATACTTTTTCACTTAAAATTTTTGATGCGGTGCGAATTACCTGATCAAGGTCATCCCTTGATTTGGTCATGGATAGCTGACGCTTAGTTAAAGAGTTCCTTGCTTCTTCGCCAAACTTAATTGCGCTATCTTCGCCTTCACGTTTAGGCCGTTGTATGCCAGCCCTTGATGGTGGCTCAAACATTAACGGGTAGTTAGTGGTTTGAGGTTGAACCATCTGACCAACGGGCATCCTTGCCTGAGCTTGAGCTGGCCCTTGAGCCATCTGAGTTGTCGAACCCGGAATAGCGGAGATGTCTACTTGATTTTCTGTTACTGGGGCCACGGTCAGGTCTTGGCCTCGTATTGGGGCGGTCATCTGCTCAGACGTTACACCGGTTGGACTCCTTCTTGGGAGTGTCGATACGCCAACTCCTTTACCTTCAGCAAATGCGGCAGCCCGTGACGCGGCATCCAACCCAGCCATGTGTCGTTCTTTGAAAAACTGCAATAGGTTGCCGGGGTTGTTTTCTGCCATTTCAATATACGGGCGAGCTAGTTCTTTGCCCTCCTTTTCGTAGTCAATTCCAAGATTTTTGGATTGCATCATGGCGTTTTGGGTAACCAGATTGACTAAAGCTTTACGGTCTACTTTTTCCGGATTTGCTTCTGCCTCTATGACCAATGGATTCATAATCATTGAAATCTGACCGTCAGATATTGATTTGACCTTGGCAAGATTTAACTCCATCGCAGACTTAGCTGCGCCAGTTTCTGCGCTTCTTGTTTCTGCTTGAGTTTTTTTGATCAACTCTGGGTACAACTCGGCTAACCGTGATGTCTCCATCACGTTTCGTGACAGGCCAACAAGCTCGTTTAGGGTCATAGGCTTATTGGCTGGGTTGCCCTGAAAGCCCATCGCTATGTTTGGATTTATGCCAAAGTCTGCCATTTCAACCTCTTAGGTTACTGGTTTTGTTGGTGTTGCTCCGGGTCTATTAAAGAACCCGCTTGAACCAAGGGCGTACAACTGAGCCGCATTACCTATTCCACCTATACCGCCAGCAATTGCGTTAGCCTGTCCAATTGTTCCCGCAGCTTGAGCCTGACCTCCACCTACCGCCAACTGCCCAAGGTTCTGCGCCGTGGCCTGACCAGCCTGAACGCCGGTATTGACCGCGCCCTGCCCCATGCCAGCTATGTTGGCTAGGGTGTTATAGATGTTTCCGCGCTCGGTCTGGAACCGGTTAAATGCGTTGGAATACTCCGTTGAGGCTAGTCCTTGGGAGTAGTCTTGGAGCGCCCGCAATGTGTTTCCGCTTAGAGCCCCGCCCCCTACGTTAGCCGCCCGTTGGGTTGTCTGCTCACCAATCCCTAACCTAAACGCCATACTGGGGTCTAGGTATTCATCACGGTAGTCCTCGAACCTACCAGTTAGGTATGGCTGTTGGGCGGTAATGTCTTTGAGTGATTGATAACCAATATCACGGTAGGGCGCTAGATCCTGTCTGCCCTGCTGGTACATACGCTCTTGGGTCGCTGCCGCGTCTCGGATCGCCGCCGCCTGTTGAGCTGCCGCCTTCTTTGACGCAGATGCCCCAATTAGGCCGCTTACAACACTAGCCCCGCCCGTTATTGCCGCCGCCATCATCCAACTCATGTTATAGCCCTCATAATGCGTTCAATATCTTCCAAAGGTTTTAATTTGTTGCTTGAATCGAACAAAGCTAGTTCGTCTGGCTCAATTAGTTCCTTTTCAATCTCGTCTAAATTTGTGTGTTCGGTCTTGTGAACCGTGATTCCTATTGCATCAGTTACCGCTAAAGTAACCCTTTTAGTCCCCGGCTTGGACTCAATTACGTCCCCAGCCTTTAGGTGTTTCATGCCCTTTTCAGTCCACGCGATTATCTCACCAGAGGCACAAAGAAAAAAGTGGTCTTTTTTGTGAACCTTGCCAACAATCAACGTCCCCGCCGGTCGGATCAGTTTTCTGCAATACATACCGTCTGAGAAGTAATGCTGGGTCTCCAGCTCCGGTTGCGGAAATTTCATTACCTCTTTTTGGAGACGGTCTATCTGTTCTTTTGTTGGAACGCTCTCAATAAAAGGGGCAAGTTCTAAAAGCTCAGACATCGTAGTAAGGAACCTTTTTGGATTCCCCGTTTACCGTGACATTGATAAATCCCGCAGGGTTTGCCGGTAGGGTTGCAGAGCCAGCCGTGGCGGTCGTACTGCTCGTAAAGTTTAGAAGATTCAAAAAGAACAACTGCCACGCCCGAGTAGGCCGACCGGATTGGTCTGACAAGGGGGACGTTGGGATACTTTGATTCTGAGGTGTTGCCATCAGTTATCCCCCGCTGAAGCCTTTAGGTTTGCAGACACGATGACCGCCTTAATTGGGTCGGTAACAACCACCTCAAAGATCCTGTCCCGCGCCCAACCCAACCGCCTCCACATGGCTCGGTTGTAGTATTGGCCTTGGGCTCCAATCGTGACCCAGTTCTCGTTAGACCAAGTAAAGCCACCGTCATTTGACCAACGGAGCATTGCTTGGGGATTATCCCCCTGACCGGTCGATAGACCTACTCCGGGCTCAAATTGGATTTGAAGTTCATGGAAATACTGCCTTTGGAGGTCGCTTGTTATATGCGGGCAACGTCTGACGCGGCGCACCAATTGACCGTCATCTGTGTATTCTGATAATGAAACCCTATAAAGTTTTCCATTTTCATAGTCACCAACTAATACTTGTTGGTCAAAAAATGAGCAGCAGTTCCCACGGTGGCGTTCATATTCATTTTGATTATTAGTGTAGAGCCACTTGTGCCAAAGCCCTGTGGTGTTATCAAACGCCCAAGTTAGGCCGTTTTCCCCAATTGAGGGGAACGTCACCACATAGGTTTCGTGACCGTTTAGCTGATAAGTCCACGCAAGAGCGTCCGATACGTTTTGGCCTACCAAAGTATTTTCAACCGCATGGGTAGAGATCCGTTCTGGGATGTAGCCGTTCATGCGGACTATGGTGGCCTCGCCTCGGTTGTTTCTAGAAACGTAGGCAAAAGAGTTGCCCATCCGCGCTGCGGAAAACTTAGCCGCAATACCCTGTTGGGTTGATGTACCCGGAATCCTTTGGAATGGGAACGGAAACGCCCCAATGTCAATCCAGACCTCAGATGACATCTCACCCAGTAAATAGACCTCTCGGCGGTCAACAATAATGGTTACTAAATCGTCTGGAGAGCCGTCCTTACTTCCGTAGGACAAAGGGTTTGAAATTATGCTTAATAGGTCGGTCGCACCCCAGAGCTGGCTATCAGGTTTATTGTAGATAAAGTAATTGTCTACAACCTCAACCGTAGAGCCGCCCACAAACGCCCCGTCTGAGGCCGGTAAGACCGTCCAGTTTAGGCCGTACATTGTGGATGAGCCAACGGTCTGGGAATTGCTAATTGTGTAAGTTCCAGCCCCCCCAGTTCCTGTCCCAAGTGCGGTAATTACCGTTTTTGTGGTCAGACTAGAATTTGTAATGGTCATCCCAGCGTGGAGAGTTCCTGACGAAACCGCAGACACAGTCAGGGTTGTGCCTGAAGTTGAACCCGTAAAAACGCAGTTTATTTGAGCTGAGTTATATCGACCAGCGGCTGCGGTTTGGCTATTGCTGACCGTATAAGTACCAATCCCGCCTGTTCCAGTTCCAAGGGCCGTAATAACCGTCTCTTGGTCTACGCCAACACCAAAGACTTGTTGCCCAACCGCAATTGTTCCTGAAAACAGCTCGGTGACGGTCATGGTTGTGCTGCTAATGGAGGCCGTAAAAATAGCCGCCGCAGGGTCAGAAATCCTCCAGCCGTACCGGTCAGCACCGTCCACAATGTAGGCATCAACGCCGTTATCTACGATGTCAACCAATCCTGAATCGGTATTTAACTGACCTACCATTTTTGGCGTGAAATCATCTTCCAAAATGTAGGCAAAAGCGCCACAAATTGCTAACAGGTAATTACCGCCAGACAAGGTTCTCAACCCCCTAACTTCGTCTTGATTAGGGAAAATTGCTACCGTATCAAGTCCGGGCGTTGGGTATAGAGCTATCACCCCCCTATCACCCTGCGGTTTGGTAGGGTCTATCTCCGGGTAGAAGTTGATGCACTCTTGAGCGTCCTGAGTGATAGAGGGCGCTTCGTAGGCAGCTCCTACAAATCCAAAATCAGGCATTACTGGAAGCCCCCGGTCAGAATCCAACCGGCATCCGCACGTTTACCGACCACCAAAACGTCATCGTATCTTGCGGACTGAGCTGGCTTCATGTTGGTACGCTTAATTGTGGCCTTGGCTTGCATGGCGTAAGCATTTATGACCGCTATCTGCTGGGGGTCGTTCTTGCCGTACATGGGCATAAGCCTTTCAGCCAAGCACCAGCGCAAACACATGAGGTAGCCCTGTGGGATCACAATCGTGTCGTTAATACTGTTAAACCGCTGGAACACCGTGTCGCAGAATATGTGCATTTCGCCCTGAGACGGGTTAGGCCAGAAGTAGAACGTACCCATGACCTCGGAGGGCTGGTAGTACAAGGCTTTAGGCCACGGGCCGTTTTGGGTCTTTAAACCAATCAGCTCGTAGTTCTCTAGGTTCAGAATCGCAACTGGGTAGTCCAGACCCCCGTTAACAATGGGCTGACCGTTGGAGTTAGTGTTCACTCTCACAAAGGCTGAGTTAACCGACAGGGGGCGCTCGTAGTACGCGGTTATGGTGGTCGAGGCTACCGTCTGAGTGTTGTTAACCGTGTAAGTACCGGCGTAGTTGACGTTGCCACCAGCTCCGGTTCCAAAACCTGTAATTTTGGTTCCCGCAGTAATACCTGACCCAGATATGACCATTCCCAGAGCGATACCGCCCTCGGTGATATTGGTGACGGTTAGGGTATTCCCTGCTATTGAACCTGTAAAGGTAGAGTTCACCTGACCGGTTGGGCCAATGGTGTACTGCGTTTGTCCCGCAGTCAGGGTGAAGATGATCTCGGTCTTGTAGTAGACCATCATCTGCTCGTTTGACCATTGGTCAATCATGTCGTTTAGCATATCGAAAGCGTCTTGGGCTTCCGCAGGGGCTGGGGTCTCGCCAGCAGCCAAAGCGCCAATATCCTTCATGGCGCGGCTAATAATGTCTATCGGCTGGGTCATAACTTCACCTTAAAGGTCTCTACTTTCCACGGTGGGTCGCTACTCTCGGTATTGTCTAGTGCTTGTAGTTGTTCGGCAAGTCGGTCTTTAATCAAGTGCCTTTCACCCTCTTGGGTGTCCATCTCTAGCCAATGAGAGACTTGATGTTCGGATAGGTTGTCAGCGTAGTCGTAAGAGGTGCGAAAGACCCAGTTTCCCTCGGTCGCTACCGTGTGCTTATCTGAACTAGCCTCGCAACGGTACTTGACCTTGGTTACCTTGCCGTCCTTTTGGGTCAGCTCTAGGATCTTCCACTTATACATTTTCTACCCAAGAAGTCGTGTCCTCATTCCATGAATACTTTTTGTCATCAGTAGGCATAGGTGTAGGCGCATCCCATTGGGCTGTGGCCTCGTTTAGCAACCAAGAAGCGTAAGGCTTGGGGGGAATAAACGCATCCCGACCAGAATCGTAGGTGTATCCGATGCCAGCGTAGTTCTTGCGGATCGAGCCGTTGTAAGAAGTCTGCTTCCAGTTACCGCCAAAGAGTCGCTCGCAGAAAGCTGCACCGATGTGTTCTTTTTCTACGCCGTTAGCGTCAGCGGTATCTTTGTTTCCTACTACAATTACTTGCGTTACTACGTTATTGCTATCAAGTTGGGCAAAGTGCGCCATGATTACTCCTTTATAGATTCAAGTTTAAGACCAGTTAAGTCCATTTCTTCCCCAACCAAACCAACTGGGAAAGTGTTAAAAGAAAGACTGATGCGGGTGTCCTCGCCTTTAACAGTCTCAACCATGTGAGTTAGGCTTGATGGAAAAAGGATCAAGTCCCCAGTTCCTACCTCAAACCACCAACTCTCAGAGTTCCAGACATTCCAATCGCTTGGAGGGAATTTAATCTGCTGGAACCCATCACGATAAAAGTAGATTTTATCTGTCTCACGATTTGCCTGTGGGTAAAACACACCAGAGACAAACGAATTAGGGTGAGCGTGTTTGTGGTGGTACTGCCCCGGCTCGGTATAGTTAATCCAAGATTGAGTAACCCGTAGGCTAACGTCATGCTTTGGGCTGTGGACAGTCTTGAAATACTCAGAAACGCTTGACTCAATGAAGTCCCGCAGCTTGGTCATGGAACGATTACGCAAAACCGTGTTGTCGGTAGAAGTTAAGTTTCCCGTGTTAGTCCGTGTTTCTTGACCCTTGATAAAAGAAAGTTCTTTCTCCGTCAGTTCACGGTCTAACTTGTAAATCGCAACCGGCGTTGGAAATAAGTTATGAATCACGCAGCCTCCGCTACGGGCTGACCCGTAAGTTCTGCAAATTCTTTAGGCAACCAAATTGTATTGATGGAGTCCTCAAAGGCTTTAATCTTCTCCATCGTGGCATCAATTTCTTCCCATGTTGGGCATGGGCGTGGGTCATCCCAACGGGTAATAATCCTATTGGAAATTTCCCACTTAGCGTTTGGACGTAGTAACTCCATCGCCGTGTTGATGCCGTACAACCTGTAAATTTGTGCCTGATTCATTCTTTCTCCTATTTACCAACGAATAATTACAATACCTGAACCGCCTGTGCCGCCTATTCCATTTCCTGAACCACCAGCGCCACCACCGCCTCCACCACCAGTATTTGCAGTTGCAGCATTTGCCGTTGCGTTGGTTACGCCATCTGTTGCACCACCTTTTTGTGATGCTGTAGATGTACCGCCGCCAAGACCCTGCGTACCACCAGCGTATGAACCGCCACCGCCGCCCCCGGCGTAATAAGTGCTTAAACCACTTATTGACGATGCCGTTGCAGAACCGCCATTACCCCCGGCACTATTTGTTCCGTTTGCACCAACGCCTCCCGAACCGCCTCCGCCAGCAGAGCCATAATTGGGCGCATTAGTAGTAGAGGAACCGCCGTTATTACCCTGAGACGGAGATGTGCTTGGAGTGTTGCCAGAACCACCAGTATTAGTTAAACCGCCAGCACCCCCAGCACCCCCTCCTGAACCACCATTTTTTCCATTCCAATAAGATGTTCCTGACCCTCCTCCACCTCCACCACCAGTAGATGTAATAGTAGAAAAAACGGAATCGCTCCCGGTTGTACCTTGACTAGTTGCCACAGTAGTTGTTCCAGCAGAACCACCCGCACCAACAGTTACTGTATAAGTCGTTCCGGCTGTCACAGACAACCCTGTACCAACTCTATAACCTCCTGCTCCACCACCACCACCGCCAGAGGTAGCCACAGAAGAACTTCCACCACCGCCACCACCAGCCACTACTAGGTACTCGACCTCAGTAACTCCACCGGGGCAAGTCCATGAACCTGATGTTTGGAAGATTTGGTAATTAGGTTTGGCAAGGTATTTAAGGATGACTACACCAGAGCCTCCAGCGCCAGACGCAGCGCCGGGATTTGGCGCTAAGAAACCGCCTCCACCACCACCGCCACCTGTATTTGCAGTTCCGGCATTTCCTGTCCATGTTGGTGCTGAGTTTGCACTACCGCCACCACCAGTTCCACCAGAACCGCCAGCCCTAGTAGATGGTGTCGCTCTTGAATCACCACCTCCGCCTCCTCCACCAGCGTAGGTTACGGAAGTTCCTGAAATAGACGATGCTGTTCCGTTACCGCCATTTCCTGCCGCTGTTCCCGGCGATGCTACATTGGTTGCTGCTGCCCCAGAACCGCCACCGCCACCGCCGACACTCCATGTTGCTCCGTCAGAAAGACCTGTACCACCGTTATTTCCTTGGGATGGGGATGTACTTGGAGTATTGCCGCTGCCTCCAGCAGAAGTAAATGATGGCCCCGGCCCTCCAGAACCACCGCCTCCTGATCCGCCATTTGTACCAGCAACACCGAATGTTCCGCCACCTCCTCCACCATTTGAAGTGATGGTAGAGAATACGGAATTAGAACCGGCATTACCGGCAGATGACGCACCCGCCGCAAGTCCAGCGCCACCAGCGCCAACCGTAATTGTGTATGTTGTCCCAGATGTTATTGATAAGCCTGTGCCTGTGCGGAAACCACCGGCTCCGCCACCGCCTCCAGCATCTCTACCACCAGACCCACCACCTCCAACCACAAGGTAGTCAACGTAGTTCACGCCAACAGGCGCAGTCCACTTGGTTGTAGAGTTAAATGTTTCTACGGTAGATAGAGGTACTGCGTATTTAATGAGGACTACACCTGATCCGCCGTTACCGCCGTTACCTGATGCGGTGTTAAACGAACCGCCGCCACCGCCACCACCTGTATTAGCAGTACCCGCAACGCCGTTATTATTTCCTGTTCCAGCGCCAGCATCGCCACCACCGCCGGTTCCACCAGTTCCTGTTGTGCCTCCAAGGTATGTACTACCGCCGCCACCGCCACCACGAGTTACGGATGAACCAGAGATAGTAGACGCAGTTCCATTACCGCCGTTGCCACCGCTAGTAGTTGTTCCCGCTGTTCCAGCAACAGATGCACCACCACCGCCACCAGCGCCATAATTAGGTGCGCCGCCGCCACCATTACCACCGTTTGTTCCTTGTGCTGGGGATACAGACGGTGTATTTCCAGTTCCGCCTGTTGCAGTTGCTGCCGCACCGCCACCCGAACCTCCGCTATTACCGTTTGCTCCAGTAGTGCCAAACCCATATCCTCCGCCGCCACCACCAGCAGAAGTTATAGTACTAAATACAGAATTGCTTCCGTCAGCACCATTTGCAGTAGTAGTTGATCCGTTTCCTCCAGCCCCAACCGTCACGGTGTAAGAAGTTCCAGCAGTTACAGATAATCCTGTTCCAGTACGGAAACCTCCTGCACCACCGCCACCGCCTCTATTAGACGCACCGCCACCGCCTCCACCAACTACTAGGTACTGAACTTCACTTACACCTGTTGGGCAAGTCCATGAGCCAGATGCCTCAAATTGCTGAACGACATCAACAGTCGTGACAGGGAATACTTCGTATTTGAGGATGACGATGCCAGAGCCGCCAGCCGCACCTATCACAGATGCGCCACCTCCACCACCACCGCCGCCTCCTCCGGTGTTAGTTGTTCCAGCAGTAGCAGCAGGGGAAGATGCATTTGCACCATTACCACCACCTCCTGCACCACCCGTTCCAATGGTCGTTCCAGAACCTCCACCACCGCCACCAGCATAAGTAACAGATGAGCCACTAATGCTAGATGCAGTTCCAGCACCGCCGTTACCGCCAACTCCGCTCGAAGCGGTTCCACCTACGGCACTT